ATAGGCTTGTGCCTATCAATGTGTTTTTAAAGCAAGATTGGTTTGAATTTAGACCCTGTTTGAAAACATTCAACAGTAAAGACGTGTTAATACAGCACGGTCCTTACATTAGTCTTAAAGAGATAGCAAATAAAAGAAGTAAACGTAGAAGTATTACGTTGATTCGCAAAGTAGGTTAATTATCTCGTCTAGTTTGTCTAATTGTTGTTTCATAATAGTATTAGTGTAATAAGCCAAGTGTGTTCTATTGTGTTGAGCAATGTTACTTAGTTCAGACTGATGTTTGCTCCAATCTAACGCCGATAATTGATCAATTAACTCAATAATTGCTGTTATTCGTTGATCAAAATCAATAATATTATCATATTCTTCAGACCAAATATTTTCAAACGTTTTAAATCCCATTTGTTTTAATCTAGACAAATATCCTGGGCCGGCCACTAACACAAAAGGTATACCTGTGATAAAGGCCTTAATAGTCTTTTCTGTAAAATGAAATTCATTAACTAAATTTATGTTAGTTTCTACTACAAGATTGAAATACGATGAATTATAAATTTCTATTGGTATTGATCTTGATATAGTATACTCGGTGTTCTCTCCTATATTCTTATAAGAGTTATATCTATTAAAATTATAAGAGATATCTAAACTCTTAGAGTCACCTTTAATAGAGTTACCAGCATAGTTTATAATACAGCTATGATTTAATTGCGATAATCTATCAACTAATATCGTACGTTCATATTTAGTTACTCCAATCAATGAACAAAATAGATGTTGCCTATCGATATTAAATTGGTAAGTTTTGTCTACAAAATAATTTATAAATCCAGAAAATGAAATTTGAGTTATATAATCGTATAAAAACACATTCCATTGTACTAATATGTAGTCAATGTCTAGGTTGTAAAAATCTTGATCCCACCAGCCATTAGAAAAAATAATATATTTTTTAGTTTTATCTAGTTTTTTTAAGGCACTGATCATGTGTGCGCCTTCGGATAATATATCTACAAATATAATTTTTGATGGATCATTATTAATAGCATTAACACCGTTTGCCCATAGTCCGTAATAAGGGATTCCGTTAGAATCTAGTTCGAAATTATATTTGATTGCCTTGCGCTCATGAAAGTACTGATATTCTTTGTATACTTTTAAAGATTTTAGAATTTCTCCAATACTGGTATTTTCAGCATTGATTTTAAGCATGAGATTCTTGTAACAAGTTTAAATTTACAGCAACTAATTGAGCATAAGCCACAGCATGCGACTTCTTGAAGGCATATTCACCTTCAACTTTATCCCAAATACTAGCACTAACATCTTTCCAAGTGCGCCCTATTAGGTGTCGTTTAGCAGGACGAATGATAGCTAAGAACATTGCTAGTCTAGGAATAGTATCCACAGCTTCTGGCATCTTAATCAGTGTGTCATAATGATTGTTAACATGTATTAACTGCTCACATATTGTTCGATCATACAGTTTAGTCCAATCTGGCTCACGCATTAACTCAACAAGATGTGTTTCATCACGCACCTGTTTATATAAGTTAACATTAAGAAAGTCTAATTTGATATAACCGCGTTCTTCTGCGTCATTATAATCTAAGCTAGCATAACCTGTAAACGGATCCTTGGGGATTTCTGTAACATACACGCCTGTGTTATGTTTAGTTAAGTTTTCTTTAATAATACTAGCAGGTGTTGTGTCAATTAAACTTAAGATCTGCTCACGATCAGCAAAGTCTATGTCAATATCACTTTTAAATTTCATAGCTTCTCCACATGCCAATTACCGGTATTAAGATCTTCTGCAGGTGTTTCATTAATTTTTTCTTCTATTCGATCTAGTTGTTCACGTAGTTGTTCAACATCAAACCGCATTAATACTAAATCAGTTTGTATTGTTGTTAACTGTGTCTTAAGTTCTTCTAGTGTAGATAAGATAATCGCATCCATTATAGATTAGCTTCCTTTAATATCAGTTTGACCCACTCAGTATCAGCTACATAATCAATAAATTTACGTTGCCAATATTCTGGATCTATCCACGGCATTACGATCCCAATTTGCTCGTCACTAAGAGATTCAAGAAAGCTAACCCCCGAATCACAATTGAAAACAATCCAAGGGCTAATCCTACCATTGCTAATATGATAGCAAATACGGTTGCTACTACCATATCTAAAATAGTCACTAAACCCATTTTTAAGTTCTGGATGATCATCAGCATACTCCTGCATTTCTAATAAGGCTCGCTCTAATGCGTCTTGTACAGCTTCTTTTTTCATATAAGCATGTAGGTATTCTAGATAAACTCGTTCATGTGTCCAATGATCGAGTTTTTTGTTTTCTTTGATTACATAATCAATAAACATACGTGGATTAACCGCACGTATAGCAACCATATGTCGACCAAATTTAACAAAAGCACTGTAATAAGGACTATCTACAAAGTCACTATAACTTTTAAGTTTAGCCGAACCCTGTGTCATTTCGAAGAAACGTAGATATGCTTGAAGCCCAAATTGGACTCCTATTTCTTTTTCCTGTTGCCAGCGACGTTTAGTTTCGCATAGATGCGCCGCAAGGGTTGATTCCTTACGGTATTCTTTGCCACAATATCGACACTTAAAGCTCTGCTTTGATTCGTTTGTCATCCCAGCCGAGTTTTCGTGCCATGTCTGTAAGATCTCGTTTATCATTGATTTCCGCTAGTAATTCTATTTCATCGTCTTTGAGTTGAGGATACAGTGCTGTTAAAAATTTAACGGCCTTGCTGTTAGTTTCTTTCTTTTTAGCCGCTTGCCAATAATGATGTTGTTTGCCCATGCCCGGACTCACTGATGTACACATTAACCACTGTAGTTTAGGGTGCTTGTTTACGTCAAAAAAGTATTTGTTTACGTTTTCATTAGTGGCCAGTAGGTAATATGCCTGTAAGTCTGCGTTGCCTTGTACACTAGCACCATAACGCAACATTAGATATGTGCTGAACTTCTTACGCTGTTCATCAGTGAATTTGTCATAGTAGGCACGATCTTTGCGATCAAATGCTACCATTTCATTACCAATATATAAAGGATCAGTATTAGGAGCCGCCATTAGTTGCCTTTACGTAACACATTAATAATTTGATTGATACTTTGCTGCATATTGCTGTAGTTATTTTTTAAACGACTGATTTCTTCTTCTTGTCTACGTAATTGTAGGTGTAGATCTTGAATGACATCCTGTTGCTCACGCAATTTCTTATCTTGACTTAATAAGTTGGGTCTAGGTGGCGCATTTGGATCTACAGGTCGTTTCTTTTTTTGTTTAAATTGTAGTGGGTTAAATGCCATCTTTATATTCCTTTGATAACTTATATATCATTATAACATGATCTAATGCTTCTTGTAAAGTGGAATTGTTCTTGGCTGTTTGACGTATTTCTCTCCATAACAATTCTTCTTCCGAACCGTTATTTGCGTTATATGTGCGACCAATTTCAAATCTATCAGTAGATCCCATTTTACGGGCATAGGTTACATCGTCAACTCGCTCGTATATGTAGATTGCGCCAGGTTCTAGTGTGCCCATACTACCAAATCTTCCCATAGTCTACTACTTCGCTTTGGCGACTGATATCTTTGACAAAGTACGCACATAGAGGTTTTTCACCTTGTGTGATAGGTACTGCTAGCATCTGCCCAGGACGTAGTTTAGGGAAATACCATTTAACATCTTGATAGATGTCAATGATCTCAATTGGATGAAATTCTGGCTTAAAGCTACCCAATGGATTAAACGTATAGGCACTAAATCCACGATCATTGATACTAGTTAATGGTACTACTTCTAAATCTCCAAAGGTCTGTTCACCAATTAGGATCTGCCAATCTACAGGCATCTTAACAATGTTACCACCGATGCTTAAGACCAATGCTGGACTGTTAAAACTTTCTAAAAAGATCAAAGGAATAAAGAAGTAATCTGGATTCTTTGGGTCACTGTTATCTAAGATAGCAAACCGCAGGTCCTCGACTTCATCTGGTATCTCATTCATTTCGTACGCTGTATTTTCTAAGGTCAAGATCATTGACAAAATATTTGTTCCTTGTATAAATAATTGTAAGTTCCTAAGGATTTACAATATGTCATTATATTATATATATGCTTACATTAGAAGTCAAGATTCTTTTACTGCCAAAGCTGGCACCCCATATTATATCGGTAAAGGTAAAAATAATCGTATGCATCAACCACATAAAAGTATTTCTGTTCCAAATGACAAAACTAAAATTGTCATTCTTGAATCAAACTTGACCGAGTTAGGGGCATTTGCATTAGAGCGTCGATTAATAAAATGGTGGGGAAGAAAAGATATTAATACCGGAATACTATTAAATAGAACCGACGGTGGCGAAGGAGCAAGCGGCGCCAAACATTCTATAGAAGCAAGACGCAAACAATCAGAAAAAGCAAAAGGAAGACATTCTCCAAACAAAGGCAAGCCAATGTCTCTAGAACAGAAACAAAAATTATCCTTGTCGCATAAAGGAAAGACGATATCACCAGAAACAGTTTCTAAAATTTTAGAGGCAAGGAAAAATTACACACACTCTGCCGAAACAAAACAAAAAATATCAGACAGTAATAAAGGTAAGACTGTTATTATTTCTAATGAAACAAAACAAAAAATATCAATTACACTCAAAGGCAGAGTTCCTACTTGGATAAAAGGAAAACCTGCCCATAACCGAGGAGTTCCTATGTCTGAAATTGCCAAGAAAAATATGAGTAAGGGTCATCAAGATAGAGAAATGTTGTGTTGCCCGCATTGTTCTAGATTTATTGCTAAGTGTTCGTTTAGCAGATGGCACGGTGATAACTGCAAGAAAAATAATTAATTCTGCCACTCCACTTTTTCTACCACGAACGGGTAATTTGCTTCTGTATAAAATTTCTTACGAGTTGTAATATGCCGTTTGGCAAACTTACAAGTTGATGTTACGTCCCAGATCTGTACGAAGTCTTTGTCTTCCGCTTTACGAATGCCACGCCCGATACTTTGGATGACCCTGACAAACGATTTGCCAGGCTCGATAAGCACAAGATTAAAAATACGAGGAATGTTAATACCAACAGCCGCAACGCCATAAGTGGCAATAGCAACCACGTCATCATTCGAAGCAAATTCATCATAACTTTCTTTGCGATCATCTGCTTTAGTTCCTCCGGATACAAACACTGCTCCTGGAATCTTTTCTAATAGGGCTTTACCCGGAGCAATGCGATCAATTAAGATCAAGGTATTACCTGATTTACGTATGTTGTCAATTAAACTAGCAATGTAGTCTAGTCTAGCATCTGTTTCTAACAGATATCTTAGCTCACTTTGGTAGTCTTTGTATTCTACATGATCTATTAGCTGTAAGATATTTACATGACAATTGGCCAAGACACCTTGGTCTTGAAGTTCACTAGCACTTAGTTTACCAACTACAGGTCCTAGACTACACAGTAGACTAACCTGCTCATATGCTTCTTTTGGAATAGTTCCTGTTAGTCCCCAACGTATCGGCACTTGGCTCATTACACCTGTTAATAGAGTTTTAAGCGCATCTGCTTTGGCCATGTGTACTTCGTCGACCATAACACATACAACATCTTCTAAGAATTCCATAATAGTAATATCTGCTTCGCCGCCTTTGGTATTCTTTAATAAGATATTTAGGCTTTGCCAAGTACAGATAGTATGTTGACGTCCAAACTCTTTGCGATCACCAAAGTACACACCCACATCTAAGCCTAGGTTGATATAGTCTGCTTCTGTTTGTGTTACTAATGATTTGTTTGGAACAATTACAATAGTTCTGCCATACTGTTCACAGCAATAACTAAGACCTGCTGTCATCAGTGTCTTGCCAGCACCTGTGGCAATCTCTTGGATACATTGTGGGTTTTCTAGGAACTTATTGATAATTTCAATTTGATAGTCACGTAAGACCACAGGTTGCCCTGCCATTGGGTGTTTCTCTGGCCAATTCTTATGAGCAAATGTTGCTTCACTGACCTGTTGAAATTCAAACTGTGTGCGATAGTCTCTAACATCTTCTAATTCAAGATCATATCCTTGTTTTTCTAAATAAGGAATAATCTCTGGTAGTAGATTAATATAAGTGCTACCGCCCATTTGAAAATATGCTACTTTGCCATCCCAGCGGCCTAGACGAACAGCAGGCAAATAGCGAGCACCTGGAATTTCATATTTGAACTTATTACTAAGTTCCTTGCGTTCACGTATGTCTAAGCCTTCTATCTTTACGTTAACTTCATCTTTAATCAGTAATCTAGCTGTTGCCATTAATTTTCTCTTATTATTGTCGCTGTCCAATAGACAATCTTTTCAGCGCGGTTCAACCAATCTAGTTTACGCCCACCAAACATCATATTGTGAGTGCTGACTAGCAGTGGCACAGGAAAGTCCCAATTCTGCGGAAGTTTCTTAGCATATATTACTTTAACATTATATGGATCATAATCGCTAGAGTTAGTCTTGCCGTTTTGGTCAAAGCGTACTACATCTGACTCACTAA